GGTAAATACCACCTTTTAAAGAAAAAAAACCCTCACAACCTAAACTATAAGAGAATACTGAAATGCCTACAAAATTTAAAGAGTCCACTAAAGTCATCTTAGACAGAAATAGTGGCAAAAGTAAATTAGTTCACACTTACATCCGAAACGTTGATACTGACGAGTTAATGGATACCTTAGAGAAAGATAGTACTAAGCCTAAGCTTAAGCAAAAGGTACGTAACGAACTAGTGAAACGTGGTGTAATTTAAATACCACCTTTTAAAGAAATACTCCCTACACCCTTTAGGAGGTTTTAAATACCACCTTCTAAAGGACCAAGGCCCCCGGGTAAAGGGGTACATTAATGAATACATTTATGACTACATTAATGAATCATTAAAGTCCTAGAGGAACTTATCATTAAGGACTAAATAAAAACAACATCAACTAACTACATCTATGGAGAACCTATACTCCAGTTAGACTCATCATAGAGGGTCACATTGACAGGTACATTGTCGTGTATATTCTCTATCAACAACTAACAACTGCCAAAGAAGGCAAATAGGAACCTATCATGGAAGTCTCATTAACCGTAGCAATGGCTTCAGTTTTTGCTACAGCTTTCCTAGCGTGGATCTCTTGGGTTACACTTGGTGTGTCTAAGATCTCAACACTAGCAACTAAGCTGGAAGTCCTCGAAGGACAACAGTGGGTTGTAAAAGAGCTTAAGCAGGAATTCGAACGAATTGTTGTACTTAAAGAATCCAAATAAGATAACCATACTAAATACAAAATCGATGTGCACACAAAGTGGCACCGCTCAATAATGGGGGCAACCGTTCAAACGATCAAGGCAATCCCTTGTGCCCCTATACTTATTCTAATCAGGAGGTAGACCGTGTCTATTGACTTACATGCTGGCCAAAGCGCCATCATCAACTCGCTATTTGTTAAGAAAGAATGTCGCTACGGCGTTGTTTGTGCCTCTCGAGGTTTCGGCAAATCATTCTTAGCATCTGTCGCCGCTATACTTGCTGTGCAAGAACTAATGGCCATGGACGCAGATGTGCCTAACAAAAATGTAGCAATTATTTGTCCAACGTATCAACAAGCAGTAGATATCTATTTTCCACTACTAGCATACCAACTAGGTCTAGGAGAATGGGCAGATAAAATGAGTCAACACTCAGGTACCTTTTGGTTCCCAAACAATGTAATACTTAAACTCTGGTCTTACGAAGCAAGCAACAGAATGCGTGGCTCCGGCCAATACTTCGTCATTTGCGATGAAACAACCTCTTGGAAAGGAGGCGGTTCTAGTGCAAAAGAGACTTGGGAATCTGTAGTACAGCCCTGTTTAACCACACGATGGTCAGAACAGATGGCAGAGAAGTACAACGCTCCTTCAGCTGGTCGTGCCTTAATAATCAGCACACCCATGGGTCGAGACTACTTCTACGATCAATTTAACTTCCAAGAAGTCGATGATCAGTGGAAATCATGGAGATTCACATACCGTGATTCCCCTTATCTTGACCCTGCTGAAATTGAAAAGACTAAACACACAATCGATGCACTAAAGTTCCAACGAGAGTATGAAGCGTCATTTGATGATTCAGGTAATACTGTGTTTTACAACTTTAGTCGAGATGAACACGTTACTCGTGATGTTGATGACTTCTCCCCGGGAGAGACTGTTAATATTGCACTTGACTTTAACGTTGGTGTGATGGCCGCTACAGCGTTTGCTGTTCGTGGTGATGAAATACACCTCATCGAGGATTTCTCCGGCAGTGCAGATACTGAGACATTTGGTAAAATGATAAAGAAGAAATATCTGGACAAAGGTCATCCAGTATCGGTATTCCCCGATCCGAGCGGTCGAGCGAGGAAAAGCTCTGCGGCAGTAGGTCGTACAGATTTTTCTATCCTGCAAAATTTTGGTTTCGCAACGTTCGCAAGGCGAAAAGCACCACCAATGGCAGACTCAGTCCAAGCAGTAAACAGGATGTTGAAAACAGCTGACGGGCAATGTCACATGTTCATACACCCGCGTTGCAAAGACACGATAACCTCAATCGAGCGTACAGCTTGGAAGGAAACAAATCCAGACGTTATGACAATCGACAAATCCGAAGGAATAGAGCACTGGACAGATGGCATCCGCTATGCTGTCGAGTATTTATTCCCCGTACAATCACACACGAAGCGTCAACACCGAGGCTTCAACTTCTAATTAAAGGTCACTACAATGCAAAGAGATAAAGACTACTTGCTCAAGCAAGCTGGCGTGTCGGGCTATAATAAGCCTAAGCGCACACCCAATCACGCAACTAAGTCTCATGTTGTGGTGGCTAAAGAAGGTGATAAAGTTAAACTAATCCGATTTGGTGCTCAAGGTGCTAAAGGCTCTCCTGATGGAACCGCCCGTAATAAGGCTTGGAAGGCTCGTCATGCTAAGAATATTGCCAAAGGCAAGATGTCTGCGGCTTGGTGGGCAAACAAGGTTAAATGGTAATGAGTAAGTGGTGGCGAATCTGGGCTAAAAGCCTAGGAGAGAAAGTAGGTGAAACAGACTCTCAAGCTGACACTGTAGCTATCGTCAGAACAATATGGTGGCTCACGCACATGCTTACTTGTGTTGTTATCATTTTAAACGCTGTAGCCAATCACGGTTGGGGCCTAATTGGATTTTAAGGAGGCAACATGCCAGCTAAAAAGAAGAACAACTTGTACGATAACATTCGAGCCAAGCGTGCCCGAATCAAAGCGGGTTCCGGTGAGAAAATGAAGAAGACCGGACAGAAGGGCAGGCCCACTGCCAAAACATTTAAAACTGCAGCTAAGACTGCTAAAAAGAGGAAATAATCATGCCAGCAGGTAAAGGAACTTACGGCTCCAAAGTTGGACGCCCACCTAAAAAGAAAACCCCAATGGTAAAGAAGCCAGTTAAAAAGGGTTCTAAAAAGAAATAAACAAACATAGTGAGATGGCTGAGTGGTTTAAGGTACCTGTCTAGAAAACAGGCGTGTGTTAATAGCGCACCGTGGGTTCAAATCCCACTCTCACTGCCAAATACTGAATAAGGAGAATAACATGGCTTTTGGATTACGAGTATGGGATGCCAACGGTAATATCAGGTTAGATACAACTGATAGGTTAGTGCGCTACCATAGTACCCTTTCTGGTACAATAACCCAGTCTAGTTCTCCTATAACTGTTTATGTTAACGGTTTAAGGAATGACGGGACTTGGGGTTTTAGCAATGACGTACCTTTAGCTGGTTCTTACAGCAGTACTGATGATGTTAAACTAGAATTTCATTCGAATAACTACTTAAAGCTAACTATTCAGCATACTAATTCAGGTAACTTCTCTTACAGAATACAAGTATTCAGGGCTTAAATTATGGCATTCGGTTTAACAACTAAAAACGATTCAAACTTTGATGTAATTGATGGTAGCCTTCCCCAACTAGAATTGGTTGCTTCGGGTACAGCTACTGTGTCTAGCTACTACAATATGGTTTCCCAAGGTGGTAGCCGCCAGCAAATTATCTATATCTCAACAGCATATAATAACAAAGACATTTTTGTATTTGTAAAACCTACAACAGAATCTGGTGCTAAATCTGTAGGTGTTTGGAAATACAAAGTTAACAACCAATGGAGACTCTGGTTCTGGTCAAATAACTACTCTAGCAGTCAAACTGTTAAGTATGCAGTATTTATAGGTAACTCAACAGCCGCTTCAGATGTCGGCTATGGATTAAACGTTTACAATTCTAACGGCGAAGTAGGATTTAGTTCTGATAGAGTTAACATAAGAGCGAAGCAAGCTGCAATGGGTCTTTTGTCAAGAAGCACCTCTGTAGGTCCTTTGTACTTTTCTAGTATAGCAGGCCAATATGCCTTATACACAGGAACTAACTTTGTAGAAAGATATTTTGATGGTCCAGCCTCATTTAACCCTTCTCAAGACTCTATGGGAGAAGAAGGTCTTACTATTAAGTGGTATCACTCTCAAATCTACTTTAATTACACAAGCAATTACATAAGAATGGACGCATCTGAATATTATTCCACCGGGTCTGTATACGTAGGACCCACAAAAGGTGGTTCATCAACTAGAACATTAGTAGCAGGTAAATTAGTATGATTAAAGTAGCAATGACAAAAGAAAACGGGGAAGTAGGTTACATAATATCCCCTTCTATGGACGATGATTACATAGACAATCAACAATACGGCGAGTACACTGCCCGTTTAATTCCAACTGACTCTATAGACGATGAGTATATCTTTGGTAAATACTGGAGTAATGGTTGGAACGATAAAGGAATGCCGCTATCCGAATATTACGAGTGGATTAATAATGAGTGGGTTCTTAACACGGAATGGGTCTTAAACGCTATAAAAATTGAAAGAACAAAACTCTTAGGTTTTAGTGATTGGACTGTATTACCTGATAACTCTTTAACAGAAAGTGAAAGAGCAGAATGGACAATCTACAGGCAAGCACTAAGGGATGTCCCTCAAAACAACACAGGTTTAACTAACCCTGATAATGTAATTTGGCCTACTAAACCCGGAGGTTAACTATGGTCGACCCGCTAACAGCTGTTGCGACAGCTACTGCATCATTTAATACGATAAAAAGAATGGTCTCTATGGGCCAAGATATTGAATCAACCTTTACACAAATAGGTAAATGGTACGGAGCAATCTCCGATTTAAACGAAGCAGAGCGGGAAGCTAAGAACCCTCCTCTTTTTAAAAAGATAATAGCAAAAAACAGTGTTGAAGAAGAAGCGATAAAAATTTTTGCCGCTAAAAAGAAAGCGTTACAACAAGAGAAAGAGCTAAGAGAACTGCTCTTATACAGTTATGGACCTAGTGCATACCAAGAAATACTAGACCTTCGGCGTTCAATTAAGACTAAACGTGAAAAAACTATTTACGCTCAAGCACGTAGACGTAAGGCTGTATTCTGGATTACTGTACAGAGTATTGCAATAGTAATGCTTTCAAGTATAACATATAAAATTTGTTTAGTACTGTATGAAGCTATTCAATCAGTAAATTAATAGGAGAACTAATATGAGTCACGGTGGTAAAGGCTCTAAAGCCAGACCAATTCCAGACCGCAAAAAGTTCGAAGATAACTGGGATAAAATATATAAAGCAAAACCCAAGAAAGAAACTAAACCAACTAACAAAGGAGAGTAACAATGGTTACCTCAACAAGCACAAACCGTTCTAAGAGCCTAGGTGACCCTAACAGTCGCTATGAATCTTTGAAAGGCCTGTGGAGAACTTCTCGTGCTCTCCTCAATGGACAAAACCAAGCTAAAGCGCTAGATACTATAGTTGATGCTAGGTCAAATATTCTTTTGCCCTTTTCACCTTCTATGTCTCAAGAGCAATACGACTTCTACAAAGCCGAAGCGGAACTTCCCGGTCTTACTGCACAGTATGCCAAAGTTCTTACCAGCGGCTTATTAAGAAAACCCCCTTTAATTGAATTACCAGCAGACGCACCAGAAGGTGCTAAAGACTGGTTAGAAAACCAATTCACTTCTGATAACCAATCTATGTTATCTTTCCTCGATGAAGCTATCTGGGAAGAAATGCAAACCTCTAGAGCTTGGATTTATGTAGACTACCCTAGCGTCCCTAATATGGATGCTTTGACACCTGCAGAACAGAAGATGATTAGGCCTTACCCAATTATTATTCCTGCTGAATCAGTTATTAACTGGAAAACCTCTCAGCACCCAATAACTCGTGAGTTAACCCTTACGCGGCTTTTAACCCGATCTTATCAGACTAAGTATGACAATAACGCTTGGCACCCTGATTATGTTGACACTGTGTTTGACCACTACATCAGCCCAGCCGATGGTTTGTTCTATATTGACGTATACGAGCGAAACAGCGAACAAGGCGAGAATGTAGAATTCATTAACGGCGTAGCGCAACAAGACTACCACGTTACTGGAGGCTCTAACCAGAACAACCAGAATGATTGGAAGAAAGTTAGAACGATAGACAACTTATTTATTAATGACAAACGTATGACCGAAATTCCTTGTTACCCACTAAACGGTAGCATCAACGGTATTGAGCCAATGCTTATGCCTTTGATTGATCGTGAAGTAGCTCTTTACAACAAGGTATCACGTAGAAACCACTTACTCTTAGGTTCTGCTACATATACTCCGGTAATCTCATCTGATATGACTGATGATCGATTCGAAGATATTGTAGACGGTGGACTAGGTAGCTGGATTCGACTTGATCAAGGTGATACTGTAACTTCTTTTGAAGCCCCATCTAAGGCACTAAGAGACATGGAGAACGCAATTGGTTCTACTATCTCTGAAATGGCACGTATGGGTATCCGTATGCTTTCACCTGATAACGGCTCTGGTCGTGACTCTGGTGTAGCTCTTGAGATTCGTAACGCAGGACAGACAGCTATTCTAGCTTCTTTGAATGCAAAGATTTCTCAGCAGATGAAAAAGATTATTGTAATTATGATGAACTGGCGCTATGATACTGAGTACACTGTAAATGACTTAGGATTCACATTAACGCCTGACCTCAATCCTGCGCCTCTTGGCTCTGATTGGTTGAGACTTGTCACCGAATGGTACCAGAACGGTATCATCCCTCGTTCTACTTTCCTAGAGATCGCTAAGGCTAACGATATCTTGCCTACCGATTATGATGATGAGGAAGGTATTAATGAGATTAAGGATGATGATTTAATCATTAATCCACAGGAAGAACTGGACACTACGACCCTAGAGGAAACAGTGCGACAGCAACTGAATGGTTCTCAAGCAGATGAAAACGAAGAAGACAAGCCCGTCACTTAAAACGTGACTCTACCTTAGGGCCGTCCTGAGCAAGACTTAAAACTGCTCCTTTAATTAGACATCGGGAAACACCCTCTGTCACTCTATGGAGAATAAAATGGCAAAAGTTATTTCAGTAAACAATGAAATTTATGATCGGGCTATTGATCATGCAGGAATGTCTCGTTTTGTAGAAGAAGGCATACAAACAGATACTAACCGTGTAGTACGTAGGCACGAATCCCGTCTAAGAAAGATTTTTAAAGGTAAAAACCCATTCTCTAGAAAAGTAATGGTACAACAAGTAGAGCCAGAAATACGGCGCTTTACAAGAGAATTAGACACCTCTCTAAATAGCAAAATGAAAGAGGTTGCTTTGCTTGAATCAGATTTTCAGACAAACAACCTTAACAAATCACTTGGCAAAATAGCTAATATAAAAAGAACTGCTGCAAGCAAAACTTTAGAAGACTTAGTCGGTGCTAATATACAGAATGACACCTTATCTAAGCATGTTAAGAATATAGGTAATAGCGAATTAGTTAGAATTAAAGGTGCTATTAAGAAAGGTATTGCAGAAGGTACTCCTCAAGCCGCTATGGTTGACGAAGTAATGGGTAAAACAAAACTAACACGAGCGCAAGCAAGCGCACTAGTTAGAACCAGTATTACTAGGACTCAATCACTTGCTCAAGTAAACACATTTAAAGGTAACGAAGAACTCCTAAAGGGTGTTCGTTTTACCGCTGTTTTGGATGCTAGAACCTCTCAGGTTTGTGCGCACCACGATGGCACTATCTACGCTGTAGATGATACTAGATTTACACCACCTCTTCATTGGCGTTGTAGATCAACACTTATTCCTGTTGTTAAGTCGCATGATGAACTTTTGGAGTCTAAAAGCCCTCAAGTTAAAAAGAAAGCACTTAAGAACATGAAAGCCAATGGGATTGCATTATTAAACGGAGCATCCCCTAACAAGGAAAACTACGGTCAATGGTTAAAGAGACAACCCGAATCCACTAAGCTACGCCATCTAGAAGGTAGCCAAGAAAAGGTTAACTTATTTAATAGTGGCAATATCTCACTAAAATCATTCACCAACTCAAAAGGTAAGGGTTTATCCCTTTCTGCACTTCGTAGGATAGATAACGCGGCTACGACTATCATACCTACCAAAACTACTGTAACCTCCGTGGCAGCAAGAAATGCTGCACAGGTTGGGATAAGCACCCCTAAATCGGTTATGCGTAATACGTCTAGAGAAAATGAACTTCGAGAGTTCTTTAAAGTTGAAGCAATGGACAACAGGTCCCCACTCAGCTTAGTTGACTATCGAGGTACTTCCGTAGCTGGGAAGAAAATCTCTAGAAGAAGAGCTAACAACCAATATGACGAAAGAAACCTAAGTATTGATCCACTAACTGGCGAACAAAAGTCTACGCTGATTTATAGTCCTGACCATAATGTTTTACAGGAAAGGATTGACTTTCTTAGGTCGTCAAAAACACTGTCTTTAGATGAAAAGAACTTTATTGAGAGGTTTGCATTATCTTTAGAGAATGATGGTTTGTCAGTAAATCAACAAAGTGCAGTGGTCGAAAATCTTCGAATACTTTTCGAACGATATGCAAGAGACAAAAAGCCTTGGGCTAATTACGTGGCTGTTACTAGGGCCGAGATGGTTAACTCTGTTGTGAATACTTCTCGTATTTTAGATAGAAGATCTCGTGCCGCTAGTAATCAGTTTAAATTTGGCGCTAATGAACCTTCTGTTCAAATTCTAGGTAGGTGGACTACTTTCGATGAGATAGCAGAAAGAACATTACAAAACCAAAGGTATGTAAATGACTGGGCAGATACTACAGGCCTAGCTTTAGCTAAGAAAGCATACTTACAAGGTCGTTCACCTTTAAGAACTTATTTTCCTGCAGTACCTAAGTTTCTACCGGAGTTACCTTCTGTCCGTAAGTCTATACTTAAGGAAATAGAAAAACTACCGGGAGGTAAAAGGCTTTCAAGAAAGTTACAAGGAAAACCAAATGACCCTCTACTCACTGAATTCTTAGCTAAAGGTCGTGAATCTCTTAGAAAGATTCTAGATCTCGAGTTTTTATACGCTAAGAAAAGAGACGTATACTCCAAGAACTCTATACTTCCAAGCTTTGTAGAAAGAAAGCAAAAAGAGCTTTCTAAGATTATGAAAAGCATTGCTACAGGTAATTCTACTGATTATGACACCTTATCTATTAACATAGGTAAACAACTCTACGAAAATAATAAGAATGATTTTGATGTATTCCTTTCTAAACCTACTCTTAATGAATTCCATAAAATGGGTTCCAAAATTCTTGATGGTCTTGTAGACCAAGGGAAGATTAAAATAGGTGTCAGAGGAACTACACGTAGGGGTATTATTGATTTAGATAGTGGTAGAACAGAAATTGGTTCTTACAAAGATACTATATCTAGGGAAGTAACTATTATAGACCCTTCTATGCTCCAACTTCAAAGAGCTAACAGAGAGTTAGTTTACTCCCGAAGAATTGGCATTGTAAACAATAGAGATCGTATTTATGCTAAATCCGGTAACAAAGAATACATTGACGCAAGAGGTAACAATACTGGTGAATCAATGATTACTAGACGTGCTGGCGCTAACTACGATCAAGATTTAGTAGATAAAGACTTTGCTAATATGCTTAATCACGCTATGGATTCTGAATGGGAAGTAGATGTTGACTTTGCTCCTTTTATGGATGACTTAGTCCACTTCCGTGACCCAAGAGGTAACGTAGCAAAGTATGATGAATTAAACGGATTTAGAAAGATAATCCTAGCCCGTGGAGAAATGGGTACTGGATTAATGCAGACTGTAAAGTGGCATTACCAAAGAGGAGGTTCTTTCCGTAATCCTGTGCAGATTGATGGTAGGGGTCGTGTTTACACCGCAGGGTATTTACATCCAGCAGGTGGTGAGCTTATTCGACCTTTTATTAATACAGCCAAGAAAGTAGCTTTTGACGATGATATTCTCTTTGAGATGATGGTTCAAATGGGGGCTATGACTGGTGAAGCTCAATCTGTTTTAACAAACGCCGGAAGAATGGCGGCATTCCAAGCAAGGGAAAAGCAGTTTAGGGAAATAGGAGAACTGATTCTATCTAAAACTCAAAGACCTCGTAGGTTAAGAGAATTCCTTGAACACCCTCTTGTAAGAGAAATTGATGCTGATCACCTTCCTAAGTTAGCTCGATTTTCATTAGAGTATACTAGATTACATAAACATGTTAATGGTAACTTTAATGATAAGAAAAGACTTAGAACCTTTTTAACCCAGCTAACAAATGAAAACGATGCATCAGCATCTGGAGCACAGTTGATTGCACTTTCCACTAGGAATAAGCAATTAGCGCAAGCTTCTAATGTTGTTGCAACAGACCGCAAAAACCGCCTTTACGACCTTGTAGCAGAAGCGACCATGAGTGATCCAGCCTTTAGAAAGCTATCGCCACTCGGTAATGACCTTGACTTCTCAGACTTGGCTAAAGCGGCTAAAGGACAATCGATGGTTGCCTTCTATGGTGCTGGCCGTGCCACCCAAGCAGGTACTATCGCTGATAAATTAGCAAAGGTTCTTGACAAGAAAGAGTTCACAGTTGTTTCTAAAGCTGAAATTAATGGTATAAACAAAACCATTGACTTAGAGATTCAGAAAGCTGTTAATGCAAACGCTCCTGCTGTAGCTACCTCATTGAGGACACTACGTGCTGAGATTAATGAAGTTGTAAACAACAACGCCCCTGTGGGGAATAAGTTGATAGCAATGGCAAGAGACTCACACCCAGATGTAGAGGAGTTTGTAGATAAACTAACAAACGTTAGGGCAGGAATTGTTGGCCCTAAAGACTTCCAAGAGATAGCGAGAATAATGTCAATTCACCTCGCTGAAATTGCTCCCATTACGGAGAACTTCGTAGATTTCTGGAAGGACGCGGCAAAAGCCTATATCCTAGACACTCAGAAGGTAGACATACCTTGGGTTACTATGGATGGCAAAACGCTGTATCAAAGATACCGACCAAAAGTCCAACATAGAGTTGACTTTACTGACCCAGTTACTGGGCGTAGAGTTTCTAACATATATGAAGATACTGTGACTGATGGTAGTTTTCTAGGTAAATCTTCTATTATTGAAGCAAGATCTGGTCTTGGTGTAAACGGTAATCATATGAATGATGCCACTCTCGTTAGGAAGTTCCACTTGTGGGGACGAAAGAACAAAGTGCCAACTGGTACTGTACACGATGCCTTCTTCACAAACATCGGTGACAGTGTTAAAGCCAAGTTCGCTATGCGAGATATTTACGCTGATGCTGTTGAAGCAGAAACAATGAAGAGAACCTTAGATGCAATGCTTAAAGAAGGGATGTCAAGGCAAACCTACGATGAGCTATTAGAACGAGGGATTAGAGAAGGGTTAATAAACCCAAAGAATCCGCTCACAGGTAAAGATATTAGTGCACCACTTCTCCCCGGTCAAGACTGGTATGGAGTTGGTCCTTAATAAATACTTAAATAAGAAACTTTTAACTAAACGAGTCTGTGACTCATAACTAACTACAGAGGCCGTGCCTCAAAGGAAAATATTATGTCTGAAGAAAACACTATCGATAACACTGAAGTAACCCAAGCTCAACCTGCCGCTAGCTCCGAAGAAATTAGCAAAATGGTGCAAGCTAGAGTTGAAGAAGAACTAGCTTCAATTAAAGGCAAACTGAATGATGCATATAATTCACGCGATGAAGCTGTGAAGAAAGCAGTACAGTTTGAAGAAGAAAAGAAAGCCGCTGAAATTGCGCGGTTAGAGGAAGAAGGTAAGCATAAGGAAGCAGGAGATATTCGCCTCGCTGAACTTACTGCTAAACTCGAAGCTAGAAATAAGCAGGTAACTGAATTAACTAGAGACAACGTAGTTCGCGATGCCCTTAAAGGTATGGACTTCCGCAATGATACAGCCGCAGAGTTCGCTTATCGTGATGTCGTTGGACAGTTAGTACAAGATGAGGCAGGTCAATGGGTTCACAGAACAGGTGAGTCTATTAAAGCGTTCATCGATACTTTCAAGAAAGACGAAGATAAATCTTTCCTATTTAAACCGAAACAATCGTCAGGTGCGGGTATGCAAGCTACCACACAGTCAACTGCCGGAGGATTTGATTCCAGCAAACCTCTAAGCGAGATGACAACTGCCGAACTAATGGCCGCAGCCGAAGCTGGCCACCTTGACGGTGGAAAAGACTGGCGTTAAGCCACCACCCGATAAATTTAACTTTTAATTTGTAACACAACTTAACTTAATAAAGGAGCCAATCATGGCTATTTCATCTAGTGCATTCGGCACTCTTAACAAAGCAATCTCTGCTTACACTGACGAGAACTACACTCGTGCAAAGAAACTGGTATCTACTGAAATCGTAGGTTCTGACGCTTCTATCAA